ATACTTTATATTCTGGACATATGGCTTTACAAACTGCAGGTAAATCTGTACCGTTATCATCTCGCGGTTGAGTATGCATTAATAACGCACACTTATCAGCTTCTTCTTTCGGTAACATATCACAAAATGTTTTAAAGGCCAGAACAACATCTCCTGGCATCTTTCTACGAATATTTCTATTATTATAAAACATTACAAATTCAACATTATCATCTGTAAGTTGTTTTTTCATATCTTTTACTGATTCATATTCTTTATCAAAAATACTAATAGGATAAAAATATTTAGTACTTACTCCATGAGGTAAATAAGTAACTTGCCAATCTTCGGGTGGATTTTTTGTCCAAACATCATTTACAATAGCAAGTGTCTGTTTAGATATATTCATAATCAAATCACAAGATTCATAAAAGAACTCATTATATTGTGGTGCCGGCCAATCATCCCATATATTATAATAAAAAATAGGTATCTCCTGTCGTATCTCGTGTTCCATTTCATATAACCATTGCCAAAATCTTGGGTCGGTGTAATGTAGAATCGCGTCTGGGTTTTCTCTTGTCAATATACTTCTTAAAAGTTCTTGATTGCCATAACCATTTATAGGATATATTGTCAATTTAGCATCTTCAACTCCAGATTCAGTTTTTACTGTATCATCCATATTCACAACCTTACCTTCTTCTGGATGTTTTATCGCACCACCTATCTGAACCCAATCATAATGTTGAATTGACCCTAATACAAATTCTTTTGACATTGTACCCACACCAGAAGACATTCTTAAATCGTCTGACAATAAAAGTATTTTCTTTTTATCCATAATACCTCTTAATCGTTTAATAGTTGTTTTTTAGTTTCTTCTTTTTTAACGCTTTCTTCTATAACTTTTAAACGCTCTTCTATTCTAACTAAAACTTCATAAATTTTATCAAATCTATTTTCATTTCTCCAATCCACCTTTTTCATTTTCATAATCTACTCCCGCTTGGTATTAATCTATCATAATTCTTAATTTTATTTTTAAACTTTGAATCTAAAATATATAAATCCATTGAACGATTTACTAATTTTTGTAAAGTAAACTCATCATCCAATGTCTTTACCTTAAAATTTCTATATAACTCTCTCAGTATTTTAACTGATGTTAATTTTGTATCCATAAAACCCTCTTATATATACGTATATATAAATATATATTAATTTAATATTTTAATTAATTTTTTTTGTTTTTTAGCATGTTCTACTGTATTCATTGTACCCTTTGATTCAACTCCTTCTGGTATAAATGCTATAATTATATCACTATATTCAGCTATTTGTTTGTTTCGTTTAAAATAATTCGTTACATAATATGGTCTATCATATTGTGAAGCTGGCAATTTACAATGCATATTCCATCTATAGTGAGCGGGTGGGAATTCAACATACTCCATATCAAATTCTAATGCAAACTTTTTAGCATATCCGTCGGCGCCATCTTGTTGTCCTCCACTAACTATTTCTACTTCATCACCATGTTTTTCTTTTATTTCAAACACTAAATCTTTTATTTTTTGTTTATTAGTATAACCTCTACTACCGACTATACCAATTCTAATCTTCGTAGTCATTTCTCTTTTGTTTTTTAATTGGTTTTTCCGACGTTGTAAACTTAACTACGTTATAAAATTCTTGTAACCCGTCTAAAACTTTATTGCTATTTATATACTTATACGAAAATCTTTTAGATACTTCTTTATCCGGTGTACCGATTGGTATTATATCAAAAAAAACATATTCATTTACTTTAAGTTTATAACTCTGTTTAACAATTGTTTTAAATGATAACTTTTCTTCCCAACGCATTAAAAATTTCTTTAAATCTGTACCACGTATATCATCTTCTTCAAACCACAAATATAATAAAACTGAAGTATGTAATTCATTATGAGCTTCATTTATTCTATTCATAACTTTTTCTTCTATATCAGTATTAATAAAATCTGATAGTTTCAGTCTTAAACTTACTTTAGACAACATTATTTAACTCCTACTTCACAACGTTCAGTTTGATTAAACTCACAAAACCTACAATTTTTCTTAGAAGGTTGTTTAATATAATTATGTTCTAAATTATATTCTCCATCAATAAAAGATTCATCTATAAATTGATTTAAGTTATTCATAACTTTATTAATACTCGGAGTTCCATTTGCTGGTTGAAATATTTGAACTCTTCTTTGAGGAAAATCTACATTTTCATATAATTTTCGCTTAACTATAAAATATTCTACATCTATTTTATCTAATGGTATATCATGTTGTTTACCATAAAATTGTTTGTATAATAATAACTGGTCTGTTTTATTCTTGTCAGCTTTCTGATACTTATTCCAACCCATTGTGGCAGTCTTGATATCTATAATTTTATATCTATCTCTGAACGTGTCATGTAATACTACATCCATATAACCAATAAATTCAATCTTATTCGGTAATTCATATTCAATAGGAACTTCAATGCCAACTAATTCATAATTCTTTTTACTGAAATACATATTTCGTTTCTTTTTAAACCAGTCTAAAATAGCTAATCCATGTGAATAAAATTCTTCCATATCTTCTTGTTCACAAAAAACTTCACCGCCGTTCTTTTCCATTATTTCAATATAATGTGTTTTCATTCTATGTAACAACATTTCGTCTAACGGAAGTGCATCAGCTATTTTTATAGTGTCGTTATACATTACAGTTAAATATGTTTGTAATGTTTCGTGCATTGCCTGACCAAACATTGTATGAATACTATCTGTATATGTACCTAACTTATCAACATAATTTAATTTCCACATATACGGACATCTACCCCATTGTGAAAATTGACTATAACTTATTCGTTTCATTTTCCCCATTTATCTCGTTTAACAATTGTCGCCATAATACCATAATTAGATATATCTAAAAATGCATCGTCTATTGGTTCATCTTTTACAGCAGAGTCTCTGTTATTTAATAACAATGTTTTTATTCTCTGGATTTTATCATTTAATCTAAAAAAAAGTCCAATTAAAGATAACTTCACTTCTTCTTCTGTTATTAATTGAGTTCCCACTGCAATATTCCCTGGACCATAATCATGTTGTTTGTATAAGAACAATTCATATTGTTCTCGTTGAATCTTCTTGAACTCGTCGGTCATCTCTGGCCATTCAAGTTCCATTTGTTCTACTATTGACAGGTTAGGATTATCTTTAGTATACTTTCTAACTGTCTTAGAATCTGTTATAACTTTCATTCTACATTTCCGGCTGTATATCCACCGACAGTACCTAGAACGTTTAAACCAGCTTCTTCTATCTTTTTAGGTTCAATGCCCCATTTTTGAGCTAATTGTCCTAACTCTAACATACCACCTTCAGTAAGATAATACATTTCAATCATATCATATGCTTCTTTTTTGCTAACTTCTTCGTGATTAGCTACAATATTAATTAACCAATTTGGATATTCCATTTGATTTCTCCTCTTAATATATTTTAACCATTGTTTACCTTTAGGTAATACGTTGGTGTATAATTTGTATAATTCTTTTGGTTGTAAACTATATTTCTGTAATTCATTTACTAACTCAACCCACTCCATTTTCATAGACAAAAATCTATGAGTCATATAATTAGACCAAGACTTTTTATCTTCGTCTGATATCTCTTCCCAATAATTAGGACTTTGAACCGCTGTTATCGCTTGAATGTGGTCGAATAAACTTTTTCTTTTTACTAAAGATTTTTTCGTATTTCTTTTCCCACTCATCTAGACTAATACCTTTTCTCGGTGAATCTCCTTTTCCTGCAGAAGATTTACCTGAAAATATTGATTTTCTTTTTTCACTCATATGTCCAAACTTGGAAATTTATTTGACTTTGTTTCTTCTTCTACTCCACTACCGTCTAACATTCCCTCAGCAACTTGACCACAATTTCCACAACTATATACTTGAACGGGAATCAAAGCTTCTTGTCCGTTTGGTGATACTATAGCTGATAATCTTTTTAATATGAATGAAGTTATAAATAAGTAGTTATCACAACTACTACATTTAATTGTTTCTGCATCTCTTAAATCAACTTGAACTTGAGCCTTTGGTTTCTTCATTTTTTTCATTGGGTGCATACTCATTTTATTACTCCTAATAATTCTATAATCATAGCCATAGCATTGATTTCTTTATCAACTACTCGACTATCACTTAACTCATATTTTGCTATTATTAAAATACATTCTGCTACATGACCTTTTCCATATCCATCTACTTCATCATATAACAACCGAAATAAATCAGCAAAATCTGTAATTTGTGAATCAGCTACTAACTGTCTTATATTTTTAAATGCAGTTTTCTTATCTTGTGTTTCTATAATCTTTAATAATTTTAATTTATAATCATTCTGTATAATACTTGATGTATCTAATTTGAGTTTACCATTAACGACATTTCTTTGAGCTGAATTAATGACTCTACGAATATCTGGATATCCACTATCTACTAATACTTTTATATCTTCCATAGTATCTGTAACATTTTCATTTATTAAAATATTATGTAAATGTTTCGCTACTTCACTCTTAGATGGTGGAATAACTTGAAATGATTGACAGCGACTTTGAATTGGGTCTATTATTCTCTCAACATAATTACAAGTTAGAATAAACCTACAATGTTTACTGAATGTTTCCATTAAATTACGGAGTGCGGCTTGTGCATTTGGTGTAATGTAATCACACTCGTCTAAAATTATTATTTTTAAATCTTTGAAACCAACAGTTGAAGCAAATTGTCTAACTTTATTACGAACTGTATCTACACTATTTTCATCAGACGCATTAATATAAAGATAATCACATTCTATGTTATTAACAAGTATTTTAGATAAAGTCGTCTTACCAGTTCCCGCTTTTCCAAACAATAGAAGATGTGGTAAATCACCACTCTCTAAATAAATCTCAACTTTACTTTTAAGGTGTTCATTACCAATATAAGTATCTAAAGAATACGGTCTATACTTTTCTACCCATAAAGTATTAGAATTATTCATTATGCTAATTCACTTGTTCCTACTAACCAATATGTAGACGAATAATTATCTATCTTAAAAGATATTTTACATAGTCCAGCACTACTAACATATAAAATAGCACTTTCACACTCTTTATTAGCTAACAATATCTGACTAAAATATTCTGCGTTGAATGAAACTTCTTTAATATGTTGAAAATCTTGAGTATTTACTGGTATAGTAACTCTATCAGTTAAAGTTGCAGAATGTCCTATGACTAACTTAGTCAAATCATTAACAGTTATTACTGTAAAAGTTGTAGCATCCTGTAAAGCAGATTTACCACCTATAAATTTATTTATTACAGTAGGAGTAATATGTATACTTAATTCAAAATCAGGAATATTCTGTAAACCTGGAGGTTCATTTATAATTGAAGGATCACTTAATACATAATCTACTGAAGATACATTATCTGCTATTTTCATTGACAACGCTTTTTCTTCTGATTTAGTAATCGAAAAATTAATATCTGTATCCATTACTGATAGTAATTTTAATAATCGTTCTGTATTATAAATACCTATATGAGCATCTTCAAAATCCCATTTATCTAATTGTACTATCCCTAGCAAAGTCTTATCATCGGATACAAATCTTGTTTTTAATTTTTGATTTACAAAATCACTTTTTAGTATTACTGACTCTGCTATCCCATTTAAATAATATTTACTAATAAAACGTACTAATTTCTGTTTATCCATTATAACTTCTCCTATTGTTTATAACTATATATACATATATATAAGTTTGTTTTCTCAAAATCAAAAAAATCTTTCTATTGTCTTAGACGCATCAGTAGGTTCACTCCACTTCATACTTTTATATAATCTCATAATTTTTTTATACAATGCTTTAGTATAAATCTTATCTGGATGTATATACTCTCTAATGAAATCTAATACTTCGAGTGGATCTTCATGTCCTTTATATGCTATAGTTTCTATACCTAAAGGATTTTGTTTTAAATATACCCATTTAATCTTATCACCGTTATGTATTCCGGAATACTGTCTTGAAATCTTTTTATATTTAAGGAAATCATTATAATATAAAGCACTTTTAACGTGCACTGGTGTTCTTAAATAATGTGATTTAAATAGAGAACCTTCCTTATTTCTATATTTATGTAAACCTTTTACACTTATTGGAATAGCAATTTTATTAAAATCCATTAATTTCATACTATTTTTAAAATTAATAATAAATTTATCTAACTCTTTCTTGGGAACATTCATTAAAATATCTTCTATTAATTTATTTAACATAACTCTCATAGCATCGGGAAAACTAGACCTAACAGTATCTAACCCTTTTACTAACATTTTATTAACTTTTTTACCGTTATCATTAATAATTTTAAGTCCATATCTTTTCTTTGTAACAAACAATCCACTCTTAGCAATAACTTCTTGTTTAATATCAAATCTATGTTTATCTAAATTACAAAACTTTTTAGCAAAATAATCATAACCTCTATTTAAATAACTTTGTACTTCATCTGCTATATTCAAAATAACTTTAGTCATTTGAGTATCACTACTCATATCTATATCAGGATGTCTTTTTTTAATTAAAGGTGTTGCTGAGTAAAATACTGAATCAGTATCTATATAAATACAATAATCCTCTGTATCATTAAGTTCTTTATTATAATAAGCGTTTACTGCCTTTCTAGTAAATTTAATCAATGTTTGTCCTGTATAAGTAACTGCCTCTGCATTATCTAAATCATAAAATCTAAATACTGGTAATCCTAATACTCCATACAAACTATTCAAAACAATTTTCTGTAAATGTTGTCTTCTATCAAAATAATCTGATTTTATCTTATCACCTTCTTCATGAAATTTTTTAGATAATTTACGATATTCAACTCTCTCATCAAACCATTTTCTAAGTAAAGCGGGTAATAAACCGTCTTTATCAGTACGATATATTACACCATTAGTGGCTATACCTATAGATTCATTTTCAAACATTTTTTTCAATTCTGTTTCAGTATATCTATTAATTAAATTCCCGTTATTAATAAATGAATATGTTTTTCTATTATCTTTTTTTAAAAATTCTTCAGAGTTCCAACCTTCAATTTTACCCAATTTAGTTTCAGGTGAAATGTTTAAAGACATAATACAAGATGGATACATAGAAGTAATATCTAAATCATATACCCAATCATGTTTTCCACTCTGTGGTTCTTGTACGTAAGCCCCCATAAATTTTTCAAATTTTGTATTCCCATCTTTTTTATGTTTATTTGGAGCGACAATATTATTTTTTCGTAAATATACTAAGATAGCTCCCTCAAGATATCGTGAACTCATAAATACGTCTTCATATGGTATATGACCTAAATGTGCTAACCCTCTAGCTATTTCAATAAAATCTAATTTATCATCAAGTTTCTTAACTAGTTTAACATCCTGTAAATTGTATTGTACAAATTTTTCTAACTCATTTTTATATAAATCATTTAAAGTACCCTCATATGCAACTTTCTTTTCACCTACTTCATATTCACATATATCATCTAATCTATAAGAGGGTCTTTCACTAAAAGTATATTTTCTATACAACGCTAAATAATCTAAAATATTTACTCCCGCTATTTTATATCTATTATGAAAATCACTCCAATAAACTTGTTGTATTGGAGACAATAAATTAGCTATATTCTGTCCTAAAATTTGACAAGTTCTATTGTACAAATAACTAACATCAAAAAATTCTACATTCCAACCTGTTAAAATTGTTGGTTGTATTTCCATATACTTTTTAAAAAATGCATTTAATAAATCATATTCATCTTTAAAAGATACTATTATATCCCCATTTGTTCTTTTAACATCTGTTTCTAATTCTGATGATGGGTCTAATACATAACAAAAATATGTATTTAAAATTGGGTCATTAAATGCTATTGAAGTTATCTTATTTTCAGCTTTTTTAATATTCGGAAACCCTTGAGTTACTTCAACTTCAATATCAAATATTAAAGTTTTATGTCCTTCTGAAACTTCATCTGAATCTGTATAATTATCAACTAAAACTCGAATTTCAGGGTTAACATCTGATTCGAACATACCTGGTTGTTCTTTATCCCACTTATTTACTCTTTTTAATTTATCTCCATAAAGAGAAACATAACTACCAGTTCTATTTTTAACATAAGCATACTTCTTGTAACGAAAAGTTTGATGTCCAAACTTATCATCCCAAATATGCATTTTGTTTACTCTTCTATCGTAAAATATGTTTTGATACAACTTTTATATAATTTCCCAATTTATTATGTCTAAATATACGAATAAAAACCTATACAAGTCAAGTACTTTTTATCATTTCTCCTGGAATCTCACATTGATCAGAATTACAGAATTTGTCTATTTCTGCTTCTTCACCTTCAACACCTACAAAACTCAAATATGCAAGTTTTTTAACTTGTTTGTTATATTCTTTTTCTGTAATTGCTTCATATGGCATTTGTTTGTAAGCACCTAACTTGTGTCGTGGTAATAATGATATACCTTTTAATTTATATTGGAAATAATTTAAAACGTGTGGTAATTCATCTGCCTCTGTTTCGGGGTCGAATGTTGCTGTACAACTAACTTGGTTATCTGCCCAATGTCGTTGTAAGAATGCGGCTAAACTGAATTGTTCCCAAATCGAAAGTTCAGCCGCTGTTCTTATTCCCTCACCCACATCTACTGGTACTTCTACAACCATGGTTGCATCCTCTGAACCAAATGCCGGTTCTATTTTATAACCTGCTTTTTTCAATGGTCCTATTAACTCTGAATGTTTTGATAACCTCATTCGTCTTATGTAAAATCTTGACTCTGGATAGTGCATTCCAGGTGTTGCTCCTACTAATAATGAAACCGTTCCACTTGGTTTTACTGAAGTAGTTTTAATTGATTTTGGTATAGCAAACCAATCTGAATACATACAATCCCACTCATGAATTGTTTTATACCCTTTCTCTAACCACTTTCTCAATTCTTCCATTCCATGTTTTGTAATAAATTGAGCAACTCCACTTACTGAACATCCAATTCTACGATTTCTTAACATAACGCGATTAGTATCTGGCCAATGAGTTTTACCAAGTGTTACTGTTTTAGCGTACAGATAAGCATATTTAAGTGTCCTTTGATAGTCCTCTAATGAATCGTGATTGGATGGAAACGTTTCTACCAAGCAGCACAATTCGTAACTTTCCAATGATTGCTCTAAACAAGGATTACCACCTGCAACTCGGTGGTCTTTGTTATCGCCCCCATTTTGCATGCGAGAAAATTTTCTCATATTCTGTAACCATGCGAATCCAGGTTCACCATTATCATTAATTCTCTTACACACCTCAGTATAATCCATACCAAGTTCTGCAAATATACTATTATTGGAAGTCCAACCATATTGATCTCTGTGAGGATTTACTTCATAGTTTTTTAAATCCAAATACTCGTCATCATACGGGTCTCCGAACACAATCTCCGCTGTCCGTCTT